TTATGAATGAAGCTGGTGGTGGTAATCCATCATACCCTTGGGTAGAAGCTATCATAAGACTTATGAGACCTGTTATAGGTCTGCTTGTGCTTTCTACATGGGCTATTATGCACCTTAACGGTACAGCAACACCTGAAGTAGATAACTTTGCTAGTGCTGTTGGCTTCTATCTATTTGGTGAACGCTCATTACTACACATTAAAAAAAGTGCTAAATGATATTCTTAAACATACTTAACTTTATCGGCTTATCCATACTTAAACTTATTGTAATAGGACTGCTATTTATAATCATGGGTATTGCTTTAGTATTTATTGCTCTCATGGACTATCTTACTATTTTTTTAAAGTATATTAATTCTTATGTTAATTGAAGTTAAAAGGTTTGAATTTAAAGATACGCATACGGTAGGCAAGATGTATGTAGACGGAATTTATGAATGTTATACATTGGAAGATGTAGTCAGAAACGGCACTAAAGTTTTAGGTAAGACTGCCATACCTATTGGTGAATATAAACTCATTGTAGACGCTTCAGCACGCTTTAAACAGGACATGCCACATATACTAGACGTTCCTGACTTTACAGGTGTTCGTATCCATTCTGGCAACACTTCAGCAGATACTGACGGGTGTATATTACTTGGCTCAACATGGGCAGGTAAAGACTTTATAGGTAACTCTAAAATAGCTTATAAGAAGTTCTTTGACAAACTAAAGAAAGCTAAAACAGCCACAATTAAAATATGCTAGATTATCTTATCTGCGATATTCTTTGTGCTATAGACCACTTTAAATATGTATTACTCATGCTAATCATTTATCTAGTATATAATAAAGTATCTCAACGCTAGGAGAGCTACTTGAAATATAAATCAGTATTAGTCATATCTGACTTACATATTCCTTATCACCACCCTGATGCCTTTGCGTTTCTAAAAGCATTAAAGACTAAATACAAGTTTGACCATATAGTCAACATAGGTGATGAACTAGACCAACACGCCATCTCTATGCACGAACATAACCCAGACTTATACTCTGCTGGACATGAATTAGAAGAATCTAAGAAGCATGTCAAAGAATTAGAGAAGATATTTCCTAAGATGGTGTTAGTTCATTCTAACCATAGCTCATTAGTTTATCGTAGAGCGTTAAAATATGGCATGCCAAAGGCGTATTTAAAGCACTACAACGAGTTTTTAGGTGTAGGTAAGGGGTGGATATGGGTAGATGACCATACTGTTACCTTGAGTGATGGCAGTCGTTGTTTCTTTACCCATGGTATGTCAGCAGACGTTTTAAAGGTAGCCCAGCAGTATGGTATGAGTACGGTTCAAGGACACTATCATACAAAATTTTCTATCGGATATTACAGTAATCCAGATGCTCTTATTTGGGGTATGCAAGTAGGATGTTTAATACATCAAAAGTCTATGGCATTTGATTATGCTAAAAACTTTAAGAGTCGTTTCATTGTAGGTTGTGGAGTTATTATTAACGGTCAACCAAAGCTAATGCCTATGGTATTAAAAGAGAATGGGCGTTGGAATGGTCATGTTTCTTAGGACAATTATGCAACGGTCAGAAGTAGAAATTATCTGTAATCACATGCTAGGCAGAGTGATTGTATCTTGTGAAGCATTACATGGCGATAGCACTATAGTCATCACATTAGATGACGATAGCATGATAGAAATTAGTGGTGAAGAACTAGCTATCTATGGTGAACTAACACCAATGGATGACTAGACGCAGATAATCACACCATTACTACCTACCTGACAGACGGTTACAGACCCATCAGGTGCTAGTATAGTAGTAGTTTGAGCTATAGCCTTTTCAGTTCCCCAAATAGCTAATGCAGCTAATACCACAATAAATACCCAATATGTTTTATTCATCATCAACTCTCCCTAACATAGCTTCTAACTCAGGTGGATTAGTGGCTGCAGCACTTTTTTCTATAAGCTCTTGTCTTTTTTCTTTCAGATAAAAAATACATTTATCAATATCTAATATCATTTCACCTTTTCTTCCAGCCCTTAAAAAGTATTTGCCTGCACTCCACATAAGTGGGTCATTAGGAAAGTACGCCTTTAAAATATCAATTGTTTCATAACCATTCACAATATAATGTGGAGGTCTATTCACCATATCTACCATATCTATCCCCTTAGAAAAAATAAATCAATTAATTCATAACAACCATAAAAAAACCAACCCATACCACCAACAATCAACAACCATACTACTACATCTAATATCTTTTCTGCTCGTCCCATTTACCATACTCCCTTCCTACAGTTACAGACACATATTTTCTATTCTTAAATCTTTTATCTAATTCATTGCTATAAGTCCACTTAGGCAAAATCAAATACCCCTGACTTTCCAAGTATTTCAATCGTGTTCTAGCAATGACGCATTCTTGCACAATTTCTTTAATGCTGCAACCAGGATGTGCAGCAACATAGTTTATAACAAACTTTGCTTGTCTTTGGTCATCTAGTTTAGTGTACATCTTTCACTCCATGCAGTTGTTCTATAAGTCTAGCAAATCTAAATATCTTGTCAATAGTTATTACTTGACTACCGTATCCAAATGCTTCTTTATATACCTTTATAATTTCTTCTTGTGTAAGTGGTTTAGATTCCATTATTATTATTCACTAATGTTTGTATTGGTTGTAATAAATCTTGTGTTAATTTATAGCTAGGATGATTTCCAGAAACATACTCAGACATAGTAAATAATTTAGATTTATCAATCCATCCTTTAATTGAACCTATATTATTATTTATAACAACTTGTATGTAAATATCACAAGGACTTTTTTTATGGTATTCAGTTACCCATAATGCACCATTTTGATTTCTTGTGGTTTTTACATCTATAGTTAATCCATTCCATATTAAGTCTGTTGGGTTTTTTCTTTCGTTAATTGTAAAGTCTGGCATAACATTTAAACATTTAGCTACTACATACTCGCCCATAAATCCATCTATATCCATATCATACGGATTTTGTTTGCTTACTTGCCTATCATAATTAAACTGCATTGCATTTTTTCTGCGAATAGAACCAAATATGTCGCATACTAACATTTCATGTCTATTTAATTCAAAGTCCACCATGAGCCTCTGTTAATTTCTTACTATCGTACTTAGATAATCCTTTATACTCCTCTACAGGCTCACCAGGAATTAATGGTGTTATCTTAATATGATGAGTCGTATTCTTTAAATCGTTTAAATATGAGAGTTGGTTAGGATGAAATGACCATAAATAAGACTTCTTTAGGTCACCAGACTTAACATCAAATTCTTCATAAAGCCATGCTACAGGTTCTTTTTTAGCCATTAGTAAAACACCATCCTTCCAATTTTAACATTAGGTTTTTTGTCCCAGATATATTTCATATCTACACTATCATCATGAAAGTATAGACTCTTTCCTACTGGGTTTTTATGCTTTTTAAAGAATAAAGTATCAACTACTAATAACTTTGTTTTAAGCAATGCTTCTTGGTCTACGTTCTTTTCGTTAGCCCTCATCATATCTTCTATGCCAATAAACTGTCCTTTAGAAAATACCACCTCACAAGCATCACGCCCAAATTTACCAGACCTAACTCTATTCATTATTGTAAAAATAACGCCCAGTTTGGTTTGTAGTGGCTCTGTATTGGCTTCTGTAAAGGTTGCCAAACTAATACAATGTACATCATGTTCTGAAATATGTATATCCATTATCTACCTTTAATGATTATCTGGTGTCTAGTAAACCCACACAAGCGTATAATTCCATTATATTGTGCAATTAAGCATAATATATTATTTAAGGATAAATACCATGTGGACAACTCCAGCAGCTACAGAAATGCGTTTTGGCTTTGAAGTAACTATGTACGTAATGAATAAATAGTTATACGCAATTGGGGATGCTCCTAGAAAGGAACATCCTCATCTGCACCTTCAACAGCCGGTGCACTTCTTACTTCCCCCTGAGTTTCTTTTAGTTGCACAGAGCCACTAATAAACTTACCGTTCTTACCTTCTCTAATCCAGCCACTAATTCTAAATTCAATACCATCTACATTAGCAGTACCTGTATAGTCAGGTCGTTTAGGATTATCACCTTTATCATTTTTAAACAATGTAAACGTGTTTGTGTTATCGTACTCAGCCATATACTACTCCTTATTAAAAATTGGTTTCTTAGTCCAGCGTTTAGGTTCTATGTCATCTTCAACATATTTCATAAATTCTAGTGCTAATGGCGTATACCAGTCAAGCCATATTTTACTTCTGTTTACTACCTGTATCTTTGTTTCATTTGGTGTCCATATATAAAAATACGCATGAGGCATTTTACATACTTCCATTTGCATTTGCATCTGAAAGTAATAGCGTTCAGGTATCTCTTTATAAACTTCCTGAGTATATGGGCATTTTATCTCAATAACATTGCCATCATAATACCCATCCGGACTTGCACCAAAC